GGCCCTTAAATGGTTCGATGCCAAATCCAAGACTTTTGCCGAACGTCTCTTCGCTTTCGCTTGTGTCGAAGGCATCTTCTTTTCTGGAAGTTTTTGTGCCATTTACTGGCTAAAGAAAAGAGGACTCATGCCCGGTCTCTGTTTTAGTAATGAACTCATTTCACGGGATGAGGGGCTTCACCAAGAGTTTGCTGTCGAATTATTCAAACAACTCCGTAACAAACCGTCGACGGAGACACTTCATACAATCATCAAAGAGGCTGTCGAAATTGAGAAGAATTTCATTTTAGATGCACTTCCATGCAACCTGATTGGCATGAACTCCGATAAGATGTCAGAATATATCGAGTACGTTTCCGATCGTTTACTTAAACAGATTGGTCAACCCCCAATTTGGAACTCCAAGAATCCTTTCGACTTCATGGAAAACATTTCCCTAGATGGGAAGACAAACTTCTTTGAGAAGCGGGTGGGTGACTACGGAAAGATGGATGACACCTCAGATGAAATCGGTTTCGATGAAGAGTTTTAAACATTTTACATTCAATTTATCCAAATTGACTGTAAAATATATGAGTAGGTTATATTCTATTTAATTAAAGAGGACCCCATCCGATGACACGTCCATGGACCCTAGGGTACGACCACTGTTGGTCAGTTCGATTTGGGGTTCACCGAAATCGGGTTCAGGGTCGGGTGCATCAGCCATGCTAGGTGGGGCAGCCACAACAGTCTTGGTACCACATCCACACCCAGCCTTTTTCTTTTTACCACAACTTCCACTTTCCTTCTTGATGTTCATCATACCCCAAACAATGAGGATGAACACGAGGGTGTGTACGAGGAGACCACGGGTCGAGGGGCACCCAGTGGGGGTGGAGATCCAAGAACCCAAGATTCGCCTGACAATGCGAAAAGTCTCAGGGTTCGCAACGATGAAAAATGTGAGACCCGATATGATGGAAATGATTAACTTTTCTTGCTGCTTCTTGCCATTGCAGCCACAGCCACAGTCTTTAAATAGACCCATGATTACTTTTGATATATATCAACAAAAAAAATAACTTAAAGTCGAACCACCTAGTATATATATAACCAACCAACAATGTCTCTCTCTATTCAGCAATCCACCGAATTCTCTGCCTCCTCTGTGCAATTCTCGAAACTTCGCAAAAATAAAAATGGCGGTAAAGCCGTCTACCTTAACGCCGGCGACAACAAGAAACTCTACATTCAGTTTCCCTTCATGCGTTCTCCTTATGGTTTGAGTGCCTTCACCGATGAAGGTACTGGACGCACTTCTTACTCTCTCGATCTATCTTTCGATAGTGACAACGCTGAGGCTATGGAGGTTCACGACAAGCTCAAGGAACTTGACGATATCATTGTGAACACCGTTGCTGCCAACTCTAAGGAGTGGCTCGGTAAGGAGTTCAATGTAGCAGTCCTCAAGGAGGCGCTCTACAAGCCTATGATCCGCCCTGGTAAGGAGCAGTACCCCTCTACTATCAAGCTCAAGATCCTCACCAAGCCTGACGGTACCTTCGTCCCAGAGGCGTATTCTATGAATAAGCAGTCGATCTCACTCGACACCATTGAGAAGGGGCAGAAGTGTATGGCGATCGTTGACCTCAACCAGATTTGGTTCATCGACAACAAGTTCGGTGTGACAATCCGCCTCCAACAGGTTCTTCTTGAGCAGTCTGCTAAGCTTCCCTCCTTTGCTTTCCAGGGTCTCAATCTTCCCAATGAGGAAGTTGATGTCGAGGTCGAAGAGGAGGAGGAAGTTGACGAAGTTGATGACCAGTAAGTTCCCGATTCACAAGTCCTACAGATTTTGATTTATTTCCCCTATTCGTAAGTTGAAACAATCTTCTTACGAATATAATAATGAACGCCCAGGTGAAGAAATTGCTGAGGGGTAAGAAGGCCTGTGACCCAGCGTCCCACCTCTGGTTGAAAAAGAAAAATGGAACCATGACCAAGGGTGCTGTGAAGCTTGGTGAGGGTCAGTATGGTAAGGTGTATCGTGGATGTATTGACGATGGATGTGAAAAGTACATCGCTTACAAGGAAATCAGAACACCATCATTGACTGAAAAGACGAACAATCTGCCACTCGCGAAATTTAAAAGGGTACTCGACGAGATGAACCCAAAGATGGAATTTACCATCGCAAAAAAATTGGAAGGTTTTGGGGTTCCCAAGATGTACCTGTACAAAACCTGTGACAATAAGGACATTCTTTATACTGAATACGTGAAGGGTAAAGAGTTGAGGGAATGGATGGTGACGCAACCCACTCTACCCGCTATAAAATCCGTGATGGCTCAGGTACTCTACAATCTCTACCGTATCCAAAAGAAGTATCCAGGATTCCGTCATCATGATCTTCATGGTGGAAATATCCTCGTTCGACCAGTCCCTGTGAAGGATATGAAAATCATGGGGTCTACGATTTCGAATGCGGGTTTTGAAGCTGTCATAATTGATTTTGGATTTTCTGTATTCCCTCGGATTAATAATCCTCTCATCAATGCGAACAATTACAAGAACATTGGCATCTCGAGAAAGTCTGACAAACATTATGATTTACACTTCTTCCTGAATTCCATCCATAACATGGTTCTTCAACCACGGACGCGCACAGAGCGAGTGGTAAAGACATTTATCGAAAACCTTTTACCCCCAAATTATCTTGTGAGTAGATCGAATGTTGTCAAGAACATGAGATTGAGGGGTAACAAGACTGTAAATTTGAACTTCAAGGAGGTTCTGTCGAAACCCTTCTTTACGGGTGAGAAGACTATGGTTTACATTTCTATTTCTAAACCTAAACCTGTCATTAAAATTCAGGCTCCTAAACCAAAAACACCAGTAAACAAAGAGGCTGCTAAAGCGAGGGCTGTTGCTATCCTAAAGATGGGCAAAGCGAAACCCAAGAAACGCCCTGGTATCGTTAGAGCACGACCTTGAAGACTCGCTTCGTACCCTCGTCAACTTGGGAGAGTACTCTAAACTTTGGAGTTTTCACGAGTTTATCACCATTCTTAGTGACGAATGATTTCATCCGTTCAACTTCACCACGAGGCATTTTCCTGGTGTACTTGAGCGTCACATTTTTGTTTCCAATAGTGAATATAGTTGAAGACATTTTAATATTTACCTATAATAAAATATGCAGCGCTCGACAATTGTAATTGGTATAGTAATTCTTCTCGTTGTGTTCTTAATCTACAGGAACAGAACCAAGGCCTCCGCGACTGGTAAAAAGTGGACCGTTTACGGTACTATGAGTTGTGGTTGGACACGGAAACAACTTGACTACATGGAAAAAAATGAAAAGCCTTACACATTTGTGGATTGTGAGAAAGATGGGTGTGACGGTATGAATGCTTTCCCACTCCTCAAGGATCCCAATGGTAAAACGATTGTTGGATACACTGAGATGTAAACATTTATTATTCAAGAGTTGATTGTATCAACTTATCAATAATGAAATTAGATGCCACGCACAATCTGGAGAGAGAGGGCGAGGACGAAAGCGTCCAACATAGTGTTGATGGGCTTGAGAACAGAGATGTGCTTCACGAGAGAACGGTTCCACACGACGCGGAGAAGGAATGTGCTGATGAGAATGGTCAGCACGAACACGAGAAATTCCATGAGTGCTTCGGATCGAGTTTTGGCCTTGGTTACTTCTTGAATCATTTATTACAAGTGGAGATTTTTTTCTGTATCAATTATAAATGAAGGTACTCCCTCTGAGTGGTTCTGAGAGTAAGTACACCAATCGGAGGTGGGGTTCCCATAAAGGTATAGGAAATAACAACTGTTATGCCTATGCTGTTGGTGACTATGAAGCCTATAGGTGGCAAAAATCCATTCCTGGTGATCGGTCTGGACTATCGAATGGAAATCATTCATATACACACTGCACAAGTCTCCCAAAGCGCGTTGTTTCAGACAATCCCAAAATTGTCTACAAAGCAGGAGCTAATGAGAAATGTAAAAGGGGATACTACAAAGTTATGATGTTCGTCTCTCCTGGGCGTCCATCAAACTATATCCGTCAAGGAGATTTTCACTTCTACAAACAGCATGGGGTTGTTGAATACAAGATCAAACCTGGGGACACTGTGGCATCTGTAGTCAAATTTTTTAAAGTTCCAGAATCTAGGGTAAAGAGGGCTGGGCCATTCAATGTCGGTAAACGTATCATTTTCAAATCGAATGTATTCAGTCACAAGCGTGGGTGGGCGACTGGTCCACTTCTGACTGATGCAAGAGGTAAGGCTATTATGGATCCTCGAAAGGCTTCAAGGAACTATCCTGGATTGAATTATGAAACGTATTGCAGCTCATTCTGCGTCAAGAATCGAGGAATCAAAGTCGGTAAGACTCATCCCAAGGTCATCAAGAATACTGTCTAGATCTGGTTGATTTTCGACATCGAAGTTGATATCAAAGAGATCTAATATATCGAATATTGATTCTTCATTCAAGGACACAGAGTTCCCTGTCGCTGTGTAATTGTTTTGAATCGTGACGACAATTTTAAAGTGTGAAGCATCAAAAACTTTTCTACATGTGGGGCACGTATTCTTGCCTTGTTTTTTCCATTTCTCTAGACAGTTGGAATGAAACACATGTCCACATCGAATCGGGGGATTTGTCCTCGTCGATTTGACTTCATTAAGACATATGGCACATGTTGACATTCTAGAGTATGGGGTTAAAGTTTTTTTCGTGATTTAGCTCAGTTAGTAAATATCGGGAATCTTGAGAAGAGGTTTGTCACAGTTGTTACAGTTCGCTTTACCCTGCTCCTCCTGTACCTTGGAGAGAATACCGGGACCCTGGCTCTGAAGTAATTTACGGTACGAGTAGTTGTCCTCGAATGTAATGTTGTTTTTCTTCATCACGTAGTTGTTAAAAAGTTGGGCAGAAGAGTTTATGGTGAAACACCTACCATCGGCCATACCAAGTCGTTGAGACATTTTGTTATTATTACATCAGAAATTAATTTGTCTATTGGTGATCGTCTGCATCCAAGATTGAAATCCTTTTGCTTTGAGTGTTTC